TTTTTACCTTTTGGGGTGTCATAATATCTAACTCCATCAACCGTCTCCCTTGAGAGAGACGGATAATCAATTTCAATATGGTTAAAAGTCATAGACCCAATTCATGTTTAGCGACGATGTATTCTTTGACAAGACCACTTCTACAGATGTCCTCGGGTTGGAACTCAATAGTATCGAAGGATGGCATTTGATTGATGATTCTCATGAAATCAACAATACCATTCCTCTCATGAGTCTTCACCAAGTCAGTCTGTGTTGCGTCTCCACAGAAGTGAATCTTGCTGTTCTCACCTACCCTAGTAATGATTGAGTCAAGTTCATGGAAGTTTAGGTTCTGGAACTCGTCAATGATGAGGATAGCGTTATCAAAAGTTGTACCTCTAATAAAAGATGTACTCCAGAAACTTATTGTACCCTGAGCTTTCAAATTTGCATAGAGCATCTCGAAAGAGTTATCATCTGGCATCTCGAACATGTATTTGACCATGTTCTTATATGGAATCTGATAGATATCAGACTTATCCTCATGGTCACCAGGGAGGAATCCAATCTCTCTGGTAGGCACAAGAGACCTGACGATGTAAATCTTCTCGTAAGGTGTCCTCGTATCCAAAACGTCCATAAGGGCGTTGTAGAGGGTGATAAAGGTCTTTCCTGTACCGGCTACTCCATATGCCACCAGGTTCTTATCTTCTGCATAAGATTCAAAGAACTTCTCTTGGTTCTCAGTGAGTGGTTCAATCTTCTTGATGTAATCAAGGTTGATCGGTTTCTTTCGTTTCATCACTCTATTACTCATACCAAATGGAACTGGGTTGGTACTACCGATACCTGACTTACTCTTTCTTGGCATAAAATTAAACTGGTTTTACGTTTGACCCTGGCATTTTGTTGACCTTTGAAAGGACATCATTCCAACCTGGATGAGATTTCTTAAGCTTATCATATACTTCCCCAACCTCTCCGAACTTAGGAGCGTTCTCAGGAGTATAGAATCTCTCCCAGTCGGGGTTGTCTTCACGCCACTGGTCCCAATCGTGAACACTCATCTTCACTTCTTTGGTTTCACCAGTTTCTTTATTCTTAACGGGATAAGTTGCCACTAATTCACCTCATCATGTGTTGTATTTAGCTCCGCCCTAGAGCTTCAGCGATTGATGGCTGCAGTTCAACAAAGATCTCTTCTGCTGAGTTAGCAATGTCCATGTGTTCTTTCTGAGTCCCATGTGCGGACCTCAGATCGATATAATGAACCCAACTGCGAATTGAGCCGGTCATATACATTTTTGTTGGTACGGCGAGGGGGAGTACAAAGCGAGAACATTCCTTTGCAATTCCATCATCCAACATTTGTTGATACAGTTCCATTCCTTTCTTGAAGTGATCCTGCATCAACATCTCATACTTTTGTTTGACAAACGGGTCAATGTCATCAATAGAATTCTGACGATTCTTGGTGTCTTGACGCCGTAGTTCAGGTAGAGGGATCGTCTCCGAGAGTAGGGAAGAATCAGCATAACGTTGGGAGAATTCTTGATATGTGAACGAGCGATGGCGCAGGACTTGAGCGGCCAGTCCTCTGGTAGTTGAGATCTCCAGAGTCATGAAAGCCTGTTCAAAGATACTCCAGTGTTGATGTTTAATACAATACTTGATCAGTCCAGAGAACTTCTCACTGTCCTGATTAGATGGATTGCTCACACGAGCACAATAAGCAATGTGTTTCTCAGCGTCTGGTGTCACTGAAATCAATTTACAATCGTTCATTTCTTCTCCTGTTTTCTCACTTTCTTGAGTTCTTTTATTTCTGCTTTGATGAGTTGATAAGCTTCTTCAGCTGTGATCTTACCACCCATTTCCATACAAGTATAGACCTCAACCCTTGTTCCGAAGTGTTGAAGAGCTCTCTCGAATGTGTCTAGTTCTTCATACATTTCATTTGTCCTTAAAGTAAGCGTTGAAATAAGCTACAATACCACTGGTAGATGCATTACCTTGAGAGACCCAAGTGTCTGCACATTCATAGATGTTCTGAGTTCCGTAGGACACCTCATTGATGTTAACACTACCGAACCTAGTAAGGAGAACATGAATACATTGTGCCCTCAATTTCAATCTGTCTTGGTTGTATCTCCAATCTTCATTGTTGAGGACTCCTTCAGCGTTCCCCTTCCTACTCGTCATCTTCAAATACCTCTTCGTAATCTGCTAATGGGGGTAACGTTTCATCCAATCGTTTTGCATAAGACTGGACATCTGAATAAACCTCAGACTCTAATGCATCTACTAGGAGTTTGAGGTTTCTAACTATAAGTTTAAGTTTGTCTCTTTCCATAACATGACATTAGTTATACTATTTTAGGCACAAAAAAGGGACCTGTCAAGCAGGTCCCTCATTATCTCTTGCCTCACTTAACGTAAGTACGACCACGATAGCAGTAGGTGCCGTGAGTTTCCTCAGGTGCCTGATGAACTACACAATCTACACCACGATACTTAGTGATGTTGATTTGTGCGTCATGCAGAGCAGCTGCTCTATTGATCTGCTTTTTGATGAGATTGAGTGTGTTCATTTTAGTTACTCCTAAAGTAATAGAGGGTTTTTAATCCCCGTTCCTTCAGTCGTGTGCGTCCCATGGATAGCATTCAGGGGTTGATTCCTTCATGACCTCAATCAATTCCACCTTCATTTCGGGAGGAAGATTCTCATTTGTTTTCATCCGAAACATAATTGAATCGGTTTGAGCACATGAGAGTGATGTATAGAATAATAGTTCTATCATGGGATGAACGCTCCGTTCCGCGACTTACTTGCGTCCCCGAAGGGATGAACGACAGGTCTAGTATAGACCTCATAAACTATATATGTCAAGTTCCCTTTAAATGGTATAAAGTGTTACACCACGAACTAAACGTACATTCCTTTGTCACTCATGTAGTGTAGAGTTTCCTTCAGAGTACCAACGTGTTTATAACCAATGGCAATCTGTGGAAACTCTGATCCCTCACCAAACTCATCTGTGAACTGTTGAATGGTGAAGTCCCTATCCAGATAATAAACAATGGTCTCATCGAGGTGACAAGACTCCAAGAAAGATTGTGCCCTATCACACTCTTGGTTTCTATTACTGTAAATGATTGCCTTCATTTTCTGCCTCCAATTTCATCCCACATTTGTTGTACCATATCTATTTGAGGTGGTGGATCAAAATGTACTGGTGGTCGTGATTGCCATTCATCAATTGCTTCTTGTGTAGGGACATCGATTCGGAAAGCAATTCCTTCTTCTTCAAATTCTTTATTCATCTCCTCATAAGTTTCGGGAGTGATTTTGATCTCAGTCACGTTGTCTCCAGTCGTCAGGTTTTTCTCTAGCGAACCAGTCTACAATTTCGTCCGCTCCATCGAATCTTGTCTTGTGGTTAGATGGATCAGGATGACCCAGATCCATCTGGTTTAAAAAATCATCAAGGCCGCCCTCCTTCATGTTAGGATTTCTGGCCATTCGTCTTGCCTTTCTTAAAATCTCCCCAGCTGATCCATTAGCTTTGGCTAACTTATCTGCCCAGATCATATCTTCTAATTTGACATCCTCTCCATTGACTATACATTTGCAGATGAATTCTAGCCTAAGCCGATATTGAGTAGAAAGCATATGTCTCCTCTTCTGAATCTATTTATTTTTCTTTGTAGAAAAATATAATTTGTAGTACTTTTGTTTCATAACATTAATGGTTTCCATATCTTCATAGAAACCCATGTACTTGAGGTGCTGGTATGTACCTTCCATCTCACTTAATAATAATAAAAGGGTAGTAGGTGTGACCTCTCTACCCCCTGGTTCGTGATTAGAACCCACCTTCACGAGCTTCCTCAATCATTTTGGAAACTACATCCTCTGTGCCATCCATAGTCTTGACAGCAAATAAATTAGACTTCTGATACTTTTTGATCTTCTTATATTTCTTAAGAAGACTTTGAACTTCATCAGAGTCCATGTCTAGACCCTCAAAGTTAATATCAAATCCGTTACTCATTTCTTTTTACTGGGTTTGTTTGGATCATTCCACATCTTAGGATTCACTCTTCCCTCAGTCTGTGTCATGTTGATAAAATCATGACGATAGTGGTCCCAATAGTGATCGAAAATATCAATCACCTTCTTACAGTTCACTAAGTCATAACGAACTGTCCCATCTAACTTATACTCTACGAGGTAAGTTGTATACGGGAGAGTCGTATCTTTCGCTAGTTCTTTATCACAGTCTTCATTTAGGATTACAATCTTCAACTCCTATCCCCCCAACGGATGTCTGGAAATGCCTGTTCTACTACTTGTTTTGAAATCTTATACTTAGTTGAAAGTCCTTTGTCCTTGATTAGACACACCAGATCAGCTTCATTGGGATGAAGACCTTCCAACATTTGAATAAACATGGTCTCTCTACGGGTCTTGGAGAGGGAGTCATTACCACCTTTAACAAAGTGGTACATATTCTTCCATTCCTTCCTCAG